TTGGAGTGTAAAGCAGAACTGAAGAATCTTCCGAAGGATGCACCAAAAGAAAAAGTTACAGAACTAAAGAATCTGATTTCCAAGTATCACAACTTTCAGTTGGTTCGTAAGATTCAATTAAACAGCGCGTTCGGTGCAATCGGTAATCAATACTTCCGTTACTACGATCTAGACTTGGCAGAAGCAATTACCGTGTCCGGTCAATTGTCAATTCGATGGATTGAGCGTGGGTTGAACAAGTTCCTAAACAAAACTGTAGGAACAAACGATGTTGACTTTGTTATTGCAGCAGATACCGATTCGGTTTATATCTGTCTAGACAAGTTGGTGCAGAAGGTTATGCCTAATGCAGACAACAAGAAGGTTGTGAAGTTCTTGGATAAAGCGTGTAAGGATATCATCGATCCATTCATCGAATCGAAGTATGAAGAACTTGCGACTATGATGAATGCTTATTCGCAAAAGATGCATATGAAGCGCGAGTCTATCTCCAACAAAGGTATTTGGACTGCAAAGAAGCGTTACATGTTGAATGTGTTCATGGGTGAGGACAATGTTCTTCTCGACAAGCCAGAACTAAAGATCATGGGTATCGAAACGACAAAATCCTCAACTCCACAAATTGTTCGTGAGGGGTTGACTAATGCCATTGATATCATCATGAATCAGGATGAACTTGCTTTGCGTAATTTTGTAAACGAATTTAGAGATGTCTTTAACAAACAAGATCCAGAGGTAATTGCGTTTCCTCGCGGATGCAATGGCATTACTGAATATGCCGATTCATCTAGAATCTATCGCAAATCTACACCAATCCATGTGCGTGGTTCTCTTTTGTATAATCATTATTTGAAACAGAATAAACTCACAAAGAAATACCAATTAATCAAAGACGGAGAAAAGATTAAGTTTGTTTATCTAAAAGAACCTAATCCCATCGGAGAGGATGTCATATCATTCATCAATACTCTTCCAAAAGAACTTGACTTACATCGTTTTATTGATTATACTTCACAGTTTGAAAGCAGTTTCATTGAACCGCTCAAGATTATTCTTGATGCAATTAAATGGAAACTAAAAGAAGAAAGCACTTTGGAAAGTTTATTCGTATGAATAAAGATGCAACACTAATTATTGAACAGTGTCTGGACGAAAAGATAGAAGAGTATCGCCTAATTCTAAAAAGCGATCTGGCAAAACTATCATTATCCCAACTTGAAACATTCAATAACAAAATTGCAGATCTAGAATATGCCAAATCACAACTAAAAGGAGATAAATAATTATGAGTTTTCTGAAAAACATCATTAAGGAATCTAAAAATGAGTTTGCTTCAATCGTGGATGAAGGAATCGAAGGAAGCGATATCAAGGGGTTCGTTGATACTGGCAGTTACGCTTTCAATGCTCTACTCTCTGGTTCTCTTCATGGTGGCATGCCTGACAATAAGATCATGGCTTTGGCAGGTGAGAGTGCAACTGGAAAAACTTACTTCACGCTCGGTATCGTAAGCCAATTTCTCAAGGATCGTCCAGACGGTGCTGTGCTGTATTTTGATACAGAGCAAGCAGTCACTAGTCAAATGTTCAAGGAACGCGGTGTAGATCCTTCTAGGGTTGCTGTATTCCCCGTAAACACGGTGGAGGAGTTCCGTCACCAAGCAGTCACTATTCTTGATTCTTATTTGGCTCTAGCAGAGAAGGATAAGAAGCCAATGATGATTGTTCTTGATTCTCTTGGTATGTTGTCTACAAATAAAGAAATGGTGGACACTGCCGAAGGTAAGACTACAAAGGATATGACTCGCGCACAAGTAATTAAAGCCACTTTCCGGGTTCTTACATTAAAACTTGGTAAGGCAAATGTGCCACTTATTATGACTAATCACACCTACGATGTTGTGGGTTCGATGTTCCCAACGAAGGAAATGGGTGGTGGTTCTGGTCTAAAGTATGCAGCCACAACTATTGTCTATCTCTCCAAGAGAAAAGAGAAGGATAGTGATGGAGGTGTAGTTGGAAATGTGATACACTGCAAACTCTACAAGGGTAGAATTACTAAGGAGAACAAGATGGTTGATGTTCTGCTTAAGTATGACAGTGGATTGGATAGATACTATGGACTAGTTGATCTAGCCCTAAAGTATGGAATCTTTAAGAAGGTTTCTACTCGTATTGAACTTCCCGATGGCAAAACTGCTTTTGAGAAGAGTATTCGAGAGAATCCCGAAAAGTTCTTTACGCAAGATGTAATGGATAGACTTGAACAAGCCGCTGGTGCGGAGTTCAAATACGGTACTCAGTCTGCCGGCGAGAAGACTGCTTCAGAGGACAATGATGAGTCTGATGAATGAGTGTAGAAAAAGTAATACTTGAAAACTTACTCTCTAACGAACCATATGTTAGACGAGTACTGCCGTTCATCAAGGATGAATACTTTCAAGAACGAACTGATAAAGCCATATTTCGTGCTGTTCAGGAGTTCTTCAATAAGTATAATGCGTTACCATCTCTTGATGCACTAAAAATTGGTCTATCATCTCGTACTGATTTAACTCAGAACGAGTTTGATAGTATTGATCAAAAAATTAAAGCGTTCGATACAACCACGAAGCAAGATGAAAATTGGCTTGTGGATGAGACAGAGAAGTTTTGCAAAGACAAAGCAATCTTCAATGCTATCCTAGAGTCTGTTCATATTATTGAGGGTAAGTCGAAGGAGAAGTCAGTCAATGCACTTCCGTCTATATTGTCGGATGCATTGGCTGTTTCTTTTGATAATAACATCGGACACGATTATCTACGAGATGCCGAAAAGCGATACGAGTTCTATCACACAGTAGAACAGCGTATACCCTTCGATCTTGATTACATGAATCAAATTACAAACAATGGTACTCCTCAAAAGACTTTGAATGTTGTCATTGCGGGTACTGGTGTGGGTAAGTCTTTGTTTTTGTGTCACCATGCTGCAAACTGTTTAATGCAGAACAAGAATGTGCTTTACATCACTTGTGAAATGGCAGAAGAACGAATTGCAGAAAGAATCGATGCAAATATCATGGACATCACTTTGGATGATCTCAAGCAACTACCAAAAGAGATGTACGCCAAAAAGTTATTCAATGCAACCCGTGGGGTTAGCGGTAAGTTGATCGTGAAGGAGTATCCTACCGGATCTTCAAATGTAAATCACTTCCGTCATCTTTTGGAAGAACTAAAACTGAAGAAGAAGTTTGTTCCAGATATTATCTTTGTAGATTATCTGAACATCTGCGCCTCTAGTCGTTTCAAAGCGGCTATGGTAAATTCCTACACTTATGTTAAGGGAATAGCAGAAGAACTTCGTGGATTGGCAGTAGAATACAATGTGCCAGTTTTTACTGCAACACAAACAAACCGTGATGGGTATACAAATACTGATCTTGGTTTGGAGAATACTTCAGAGTCATTTGGTTTGCCGCAGACAGCCGATTTCATGTTTGCAATGATCCGCACAGAGGATCTTGACAAGATGGATCAAGTTGTTGTCAAGCAACTAAAAAATCGATATAATGATTTGGCTTCTAATCGTAAATTCATTCTTGGTATCAACCGTTCCAAGATGAAGTTGTATACTGTTGAAGAATCTGCACAAGAAGGATTGATTGGTGTTGGTGCAGAGGATGAGGTAGCAACAAAGGATAACGGTTTTACTAGTAAGTTTAAGAGAAAAAGTTTTGGTAACAAAGCAAAGGATTGGCAATTTGAGGAGACACACGATGCCTGAATATAAGCAAGTACAATACATCAGTGAAAACGATACTCGCACCTTTGAGCAACGACTTGCCGCTTTACCGGCAATCCGCGACGAGGATCTTCCAGAGTGGGAAGAGTGGGCAAAGCGCACATTTAACATTGAGTAATAATGTCATTAATTGTAGATAAAAAGTATATCAATCTAGTATCCCCTATGCTTGAGATGTTCAAGTGGAAGGGTGATACTTTGGCAAATTGTCGTTGTCCTATTTGTGGTGACTCCAAATCAAATAAGACAAAAGCAAGAGGATACTTTTATTCTAAAAACAATGATATGTTTTATAGATGTCACAACTGTGGGGCTTCTACAAGCATCTATAGATTTTTGGAAACCGTTTCTCCAGCATTAAGCAAACAATACTCTTTGGAGCGTTGGAAAGGTGGAGAAAATGGTCATTCAAATTATGAAAAACCAAAAATCAAAATGGACACTCCCAAATTTAATAAGATAGTTTTACCAACTATTAATGATTTGGATCGTTCACATGTTTGTAAATCTTATGTAACACGCAGAAAGATACCACAAGAACATTGGGAAAATTTGTATTATGCAGAAAACTTTGCAGAATTTGTGCATAAGCATATTCAAAAAGATGTTGGTGAAGAACCAAGATTGATTATTCCAATATTCGATAAGGACAATGAACTTGTTGGGTTTCAGGGAAGAGCATTGGATGACAATGCAATTCGTTATGTTACTATCAAATTTGACGAAGATACCAAGTTGTGTTTTGGTGTCGAGCGAGCAAATTTGAAATCAGTTGTGTATATTATGGAAGGACCCATTGATTCGTTGTTCATTCCAAACTCAGTTGCCATTCTTGGAATGAACCACGAAATTGATGCAAATTTATTTGCAAGTAGTAAGTTGATTTATGTGTTGGACAATGAACCTCGTAATAAGCATGTGGTTCAGCAATATCAAAAATTAATAAATACTGGTAAGACAGTTTGCATATGGC